AGTACAACTACTGCACTTGATCGTGTAAACGTAGCACGTTTGGTTGCTTACTTACGTGAACGCTTTGACGAAATTGCTCGTCCGTTCTTGTTTGAACCAAATGATGTTCCAACACGTGCAAGAGTAGCGGCAGTGTTTGAAGGCTTCCTATCAGACATCCTAGCAAAGCGTGGTGTTACCGACTTTGCTGTTGTTTGTGATGAGAGCAACAACACACCAGCACGTATTGATCGTAACGAACTATACGTAGATGTAGCGATTGAACCAACAAAAGCAACAGAATTTATCTACATTCCAATTAGAATTGTTAACACAGGCGCACTGAGCTAATAATTCTAGTATAAAACTCAAAGGCCGCCTTAGGGCGGTCTTTTTTTGACAGAAAAATCATAAATATAGTTATACAAACTTTTCTTAAGAGGAGATAGACAATGGCTGTATTAACAAATTTAAGTGTACCTACAACGAGCAATACTGCTCCTGGTACCATTATGCCGAAGATGCAATATCGTTTCCGTGTATCATTTGGATTTGATACTAGTGAAGTGGTAACAAGTAACGTAGTGAGCGTGACTCGTCCGACACTAAGTCATGACGAAGTGACACTTGATACGTACAACTCACGTATTTACCTAGCAGGTAAGCATACTTGGGAAGCGGTTACAATCACAATCCGCGATGACGTTGCAAACAGTGTTATCAAACAGATTGATAATCAGATGAGCAATCAAATTGACATGGTTAATCAAGCGAGCCCGAAAGCAGGTTCAGCTTATAAATTCCAAACTAATATTGAAACACTAGACGGTGGTAATGCAGAAGCAGAAACACTCGATAAGTGGGAACTATATGGATGCTATATTCAGAACGTAGCATATGGTGAAAGCAATTATGCAACAAGTGATGCGCAAATTGTTACAGTAACGATTCGTTACGACAACGCTCAACACTTTGCTGGAACAGAAGAACTATTCATTGAAGGTAGTGATAACGGTTCTGATCTTGCTACAGCAAATGGTTAATTTAGGATAGAGTTAGCCAATGTCTATTCGCCAACACGCAAGTGAAGTATTTTTCGGTCCCGGCACAGCCGCTGGGACCGAAGGTACTTATACGGCGATACCTAGACAGCGATTTAACTTTAGCCTAGAACTAGAAACCCAGGATAAAAATATATATTTTCCTAGGATTCAGGATTTAACCTTACCTGGATACAGTTTTGATACCCAGATAATGAATCAGTATAACCGAAAACGTGTTGTACAGACAAAATTAAATTATGGTCAATTAGTGGTTAACTTTTATGACACTAATGACGGCAAATTTCACAGTTTATTAAAAAAGTATATTGCAAATTATTATAATACTGCTAATGGTATTGATCCATTTATTGATGGCTCAGGAAACGCAGACACAGTATTGGGTGACTTTTTTGATACAAACATGGGATTTACTCCTGGTATTACCAGTAATAGATATTTTTTCCCAGAAATTAAAGTTAGACAATATGGTCCTGCTAACAATGTTAGAACTACAAAACTTAAAAACTGTTTATTAATAAATGTAAATGGTGATACATTAAGTTATAGTGACAGTGGTGCAGTATTATGGAATGCAACCTTCCAGCCTGAGAGTATCAGTGTTACAGATATTCCGGATAGAGACCCTAGCGTAAGTCCATAAATATCAGTATGGCAAAATATCAACAAGGCAAATACGAACCCATCAACAAAGAAAAATATATTGGTAAAAGAATGCCAACTTATCGTAGTGGATGGGAACTTCAGTTCATGCGTATGTGTGACAAACATCCTAACATACTGGCATGGGCAAGTGAAAGCCACCGTATACCTTATAGAAATCCATTAACAGGCAAGGCTACTACATATGTTCCTGATTTTTTCATTATATATGAAGATATGAACGGCAAAAAACATGCAGAAATAATCGAAGTAAAACCCAGTAAACAAATAATGGGAAATGCCAAGAGTATGCAAGATAGAGCCGCAGCAATGGTAAATGAAGCAAAGTGGAAAATTGCTAGGCAGTGGGCAAATCAACAAGGTTTAGGTTTCCGTATTATTACAGAAAACGAATTGTTTAGAAGTCCCCAAGGCAGTAAACCCAAAAGGAAAAAACGATGACCAAAAAACTAGAAGAAACTTTTAATCTTCCTCCATTAGATGAAATTGAAGAAGAAATTGAAGTAACAAACACACTAGTAGAACCAGTAGCTGAAAATATTGATGAGCTACAGCATGCATTGGCTCAAGTTGACAAAATTGACCAAGCACTAACTCCAGTAAAAAATCTAGAAGCATTAGACAGTGATATGGACAAATATGCCCAAGACGCAATGGATGCCTTTCAGACATTAATGGATTTGGGACAGAATGTGGAAGATCGTCATGCGGCTCCAGTATTTGATAGTGCAGCTAAGATGATGAGTAATGCTATTACTGCTAAACAAGCAAAAATGGATAAAAAACTAAAAGTTATTCAAATGCAGATGCAAAAACAAAAACTAGATTTGGAAGAAAAGAAACTAGAATGGCAGATGCAGAAAGCCAAAGGTACTGATGAAGACCCCAATGCCATTGAAGGTACAGGCGAAGTATTGTTCGATCGTAACGATTTATTAAAAAGTATTATGGATCAAGTAAACGGTAAAAAAGATTAATTTGCTAAATAGTAGCAACAGGAGTTAAAATGATGAAAACATTGAACGAATATTTAATGGAAAGCGCAAAAACTCATGAGTTTCGCTTAAAGACAGCCGTAGAGCTTTCCGATGACCAGCTCGATAAGCTGGAAAAGCATTTGCGCAAGTACGAGGCGTTCGACATCGACTCTCCCAAGCGCACAATTCTTCAGAGCGCACCACTAGACTTTCATAATATTGGAGCAACTGAAGTATATATTATGGACTTTAAAACAGAATTACCAATGAGTCCATCGATACTAGTAAATGAACTAGTACAGAAACTTGGTATTAGCGAGCGTGATATTCGTGTTCGCAACAAGCTAGAACCAGCTGAACAAGAAGATGCGGCCAGCATGGAAGAACCTGCTGAAGGCGGACGTGAAGCCTTGCTCATGGACGGTGAATATAGTGAAGCCGAAAATGCAAAAGCCGAAGATCATTATGGTGATGCATATAATACCAAATTTTTAGACGAGTTAAACAAAGCTCGCAGAGAACTCAACAAAGAGTACAAGGGGAACTAACATGGAAATCAATAGTATTGATGAATTAGTAAAACTTGCGGGCCTTGTAAAACAGCAAGAGCTTGCAACAGAAGCAGAAGTTGAAGAAGATTGCGGTTGTGCTGATGAGCCACAACCTGTAATGACAAACAATCCAAACATGTACGCTATTTTACAACGTCTGGCACAGATGGGTGAAGTACATGAAGACGAAGTCACTGAAGAATGGGCTAACAGTACAGAACATTTTGATGGTGAAGATCGTATTACAGATTTGCCAAAAGGCGAGCCAGTTGACACCAGTCTACGTAGACATTTAGGCGCAAATGCTCAGCCAGTTCGTGTTGAAGAAGGCATCCAAGATCACACAGTTGAGGATATGATGGAAGCATATAACGCTTTCAAAACAGATGCGATTGCTGAAGAAACCGTGATGGAAGCCAAATGCGAAGAATGTGATTGTGATCCATGTGATTGTGATGACAAAGTAACTGAAGCCGCAGTTGATGAAGCAGAAGTTGAAGAAGATAACGCATTTAACACAGCCGCAGCTGCTGCTAAAAAAGCTGGCAAAAGCGAATTTGAATTCAACGGCAAAAAATACAAAGTTAAAATGGATGCTAAAACAGCAGACGCATTAACTGATGATATTGACATGCTACGTAAATTAGCAGGAGTGTAATTATGGAAAATGTAACTGAAGGTACAGAAATGGGCCAAATTGGCAATGTACATATCAAGCAATTTGGTATGGGCAAAGGTCAAGTTGGTGTTCAACTTACTAGCGACACGGGCGAAGGCTATGTCCAACTTAATAAAGAAGATGCCGCTAAACTGGCAGAACGTTTAGCTAAATGGGCAAATTCATCTGAACTAGCACAGCCTGGTGAATATGACGAAGATATTTCAGACGTCAGACGTTTAGCAGGACTGTAAAGAATCCTAACTACCTTAGGACCAATTGAGCCCATTTTTTGGGCTCTTTTTTTGAGCTATAAATACACATATGCAATATAAAGATTTACCCAAAAATAATAAAGTTTGTGTAATGCCCTGGCGTGGTGCATATATGACCACTGGCAGTGAAGTTTTGCCTTGTTGTCTTACAAGCGCAAATCATTGGAAACTTGAAGATTTTGATATTAGAGACAGTCTAAGAAAACACAATATAGATTCTATTAGAAATAGTGATGCTTGGAATAGTTTAAGAAAAGATTTAATTAACGGTATAGAAAACCCAACATGTGAATTTTGTTGGCAAAAGGAAAGAAAAGGATTTCAGAGTAATCGTACTTTTAGTAATCAACATTTTCCTAACCTAATTGATGATATTGATTTTAATCAAGATGGATCTTTAGACAACAATAATATATCTTATTGGGATGTAAGAAGTACAAACTTATGTAATATGAAATGTGTTATGTGCGGTCCTGGACTTAGTAGTTTATGGAACGAAGAGGCATTAAAAAATTATCAAGGAACTGATCATA